CAAATATGCCGCAAGTACGATTATCTATCTTAGCAAAAAAAAGGAAAAGGATCAGAAAGAGGTTATTGGAAACATTATTAAAGCTAAGACGCATAAATCAAGACTCTCCAAAGAAAATAAAGAAGTAAATATACGTTTGTATTATGATGCAAGGGGATTGGATCGCTATTACGGTCTTCTTGAGTTAGGAGAACTTGGGGGAATGTGGAAGAATGTTGCTGGACGTTATGAGATGAATGGTAAGAAGATTTATGCTAAAGAGATTCTAAAGAATCCTACAGAATACTTCACAGATGATATAATGGAACAGTTGGACAACATTGCGAAAGAACATTTTAGTTATGGATGATTTTATTCTAAAAAAGGATAATCTATTAACTAAAGATGAATGTGATAAAATTATAAAATGGACTCGTGATAATCATACTTTTAAAGAGGGTGGTGGTAATTCTGGGTATAAATCTTGTGAATTAATGGATTATGGTGGATCTTTTCGGGATTCTCTTTCTCCTCGTGCTTTACATCCAATCAAAGATGTAATTTTAAATCTATTAAAATCTTATGAGGAAAAATATCCTGAATGTACTAGAACATGTCATTGGGAATTGGAACATATTAGATTTCAATGGTGGGAACCAGGAAACTTTTTTAATGGTTTTCATTCTGAGCATATGAAATCAGAACCTTATAGAGTTTTAGTATTTTTGATTTATCTTAGTGATAATGATTGCTCAACTTTATTTACAAGATATGAAGATGTTGAAAATAAGGCAGGTCGTGCTATACTATTTCCAGCATACTTTACACATGAACATTCAGGATCACTTTGCAAAAAGGGGTTAGATAAGTATGTACTTACAGGTTATTTTTCTTTTACATAATGGAACGAATTGAAACAACTATTCTCCGCAATCTAGTTTTTAGTGAAGAGTATTCTAGAAAAGTAATTCCTTTTATACAACCTGATTATTTTGAAGATAGATCTGAAAAAGTTATATTTCAAGAAATAACACATTTTATTGTTAAGTATAATTCTTCTATAACATTAGAAGCATTGAATATTGAGATTGAAAATAGAACAGACTTGAATGAGTCTGAGATAAAAGAAACAAGGGATATAATAAATTCTTTAACGGATATTCCTGCTGATAGTAAATGGTTAGAGGATACTACAGAAAAGTGGTGTAGAGATAGAGCAATCTATCTTGCATTGATGGAATCTATACATATTGCAGATGGTAATGATGAGAAAAAGAATCGTGATGCTATTCCATCTATATTATCTGATGCTTTAGCAGTTTCTTTTGATAATCATATTGGACACGATTATCTTGAGGATTATGAAGAAAGATACCACTCATATCACAGGAAAGAAAGTCGAATTCAATTCGACCTTGAATACTTTAACAAGATTACGAAAGGAGGTCTCCCAAATAAGACTCTCAATATCGCTCTTGCAGGTACTGGTGTCGGTAAATCTCTTTTTATGTGTCATCTTGCTTCTTCTGTACTTTTAGAAGGTAAGAATGTTTTATACATTACTCTTGAAATGGCAGAAGAAAAGATTGCTGAAAGAATTGATGCTAATCTTTTAAATGTTAATATTCAGGATATAACCGATCTACCTAAACCAATGTTTGAGAGTAAGGTTAGTAATATTGCTAAAAAGACTCAAGGAACGTTAATTATAAAAGAGTATCCTACTGCATCTGCCCATTCAGGACATTTTAAATCATTGCTACAGGAGTTAGCATTGAAAAAATCATTTAAACCTGATATAATATTCATAGATTACTTAAACATTTGTGCTAGTTCACGATATCGCCAAAACGCCTCTGTCAATTCCTACTCGTTCATCAAAGCGATTGCGGAAGAACTTAGGGGGTTGGCTGTCGAAAGTAATTTACCAATTGTTAGTGCTACTCAAACTACTCGTTCTGGTTTCGCTTCTAGCGATGTTGACCTTACTGACACGTCAGAGTCTTTCGGACTCCCTGCTACTGCTGACCTTATGTTCGCTCTCATATCTACTGAGGAGTTGGAAGCGTTAAATCAGATAATGGTAAAACAATTAAAGAATCGTTATAATGATCCTACTTTGTTTAAGAGATTTGTTGTTGGTATTGATCGTGCCAAGATGAGATTGTATGATGTTGAACAAAAAGCACAAGAGGATATACTTGATACTGGAAAAGATGAGGAGTATACTCCTATGGAACAAACCAAAAATAAAATGAAATCTTTTAAAGATTTTAAATTTAAAGAATAATTATGGAAAAGGTTAGTTTTTGGGAAGAGCAGAAAAAAGAAATATCTAACTGTCTTTATAATTTACCAATAGATACTTTTAGAAATTGGGCACCTATATGTGGCATACCACTATTCGAGATGTGGCATTGGATAGGATATATGGAAGGTGCACAGAAAACTTATGATAGAATAAAAGAAGATGAAGTATTAGTTAATAAGTGGGTTAGATCTATGTCTCCAAAAACTTGGGGATTTACTCATGAACAATATATTAATACATTAAGTAAGATTAAATTTCCACTTTCATTTCAATTAGATACTACAACTTATAATCTCAAATCTAATCATCATATTGAAACATATTATCAATTAACATCAAAGAATATTTTAGATTATGATAGAATTGTAGAATTTGGTGGTGGTGTAGGAGATTTATCCAAATTAGTTTTTGATTTAGGATATGAGGGTGATTATTGCATTTACGATTTTGAAGAAATATTAGAAGTACAAAAAATAAATTTTGTACCTTATAAGAAAAAACCACAATTTACATCTGATATACCAAAATATTCTAAGAACACTTTGTTTATATCTACTTGGGCATTTTCTGAAGCACCATTAGATTTAAGAGATAAATTTTTAAATTCATTACAACCTGAAGATTGGTTAATAATAACTCAGAGAAATATTTTTGGTATTGATAATGATGTATATTTTAGTTCTTGGGATGGTCAGAGGAGTGAAATTCCTTGGATAGCTTGGGATAATGGTAGTTATTATATTGCCAAATAATATTGACAAAAAATAAATTTATTTGTATAATATAAAAAAGAAAAAAATTAATGACTAAACAAGTAGATACCCAAAAGTATACTGAGTTTGTAGACGCAGTAACATCTAAAGAATCAAATGATTATATTGCATTTAATTCTAGATGCTTTGAGATACAGAAAGATCCTGATGGAATCCCTGTTCATCGTTTATTAACTGCTGCTCTTGGTATATGTGCTGAAGGTGGTGAGTTTACTGAAGTTGTAAAGAAGATGGTTTTTCAAGGTAAACCAGTTAATGAAGAGAATATCTTTCATATGAAGAGAGAACTCGGAGATATTATGTGGTATGTTGCTCAGGCTTGTATGGCACTTGATACAGATTTCAATGAAATCATTGAAATGAATGTAGAGAAGTTAAAGGCAAGATATCCTGGTGGAGAGTTTGATGTTCATTATTCAGAAAACAGAAAAGAAGGTGATGTGTAATGCATGATTCATCTAAGTTACTAACTGGATTAAAGTTCAAACAAACTTTAAGATATGGTGAGAATCCACAGCAACAAGCAACATGGTGTGTTTACCCAGACCACGGTTTGTCATCAGCAAATCAATTACAAGGTAAAGAGTTAAGTTATAACAATCTTATAGATTTAGACGCAGCAGTATCAACAGTAAAGGAATTTCCTGATGAACCTGCTGCTGTTGTAATTAAGCATACTAATCCTTGTGGGGTTGCTATAGGAAAGACTATAGATTCTGCATTAACCAGAGCATTAGATTCTGATAGAGTCAGTTGCTTTGGTGGAATCATTGCTTTGAATAGAGAAGTAAATATTGAGTGTGCTAATGAAATAATAGGTGCTTTTTATGAATGTATCGTTGCTCCATCATTTAGTGATGAAGCGAAGGAAATACTTGCTGCTAAAAAGAACTTAAGATTGCTTGAGTTGGATATTGATAATATGCAACTAAAACCATATAATGTTAGAAGTATTCTTGGTGGAGTATTAGTTCAAGAAAAGGATAATGATCCAGTTAATGTTGATGATTGGAAAGTAGTTAGTAAAAGACAACCAACAACTCAAGAAAGAATTGATCTTACTTTTGCTTGGAAGGTATGTCGTCACGTTCGTTCTAATGCTATCCTAGTTGCTAGTGATGGTGCTACATTGGGTGTAGGTGCAGGGCAAATGAATCGTGTTGGATCAGCAAAGATTGCATTAGAAGCATATACTCAAGTTAGTGGTGCTGCACTAGCAAGTGATGGGTTCTTCCCATTCGGTGATACAGTAAGACTCGCATATGATTATGGTATTAAGGCAGTCATTCAACCAGGTGGAAGTATTAAAGATCAAGAATCTATTGATGCTTGCAATGAGTTAAATATGACTATGATATTCACAGGTAAAAGACATTTCTTACATTAAACAATTATGAATTACGCATTATTAAGTGTATCAGATAAAACAGGTATTGTAGATTTTGCAAGATCTTTGGTTGATTATGGATATACTATTATTTCTAGCGGTGGAACACACGCAGTTATTCAAGCAGAGGGTATACCAGTAACTAAGGTTTCTGATTATACTGGATCACCTGAGATTCTTAATGGGAGAGTAAAGACATTACATCCAAAGATTCATGGTGGTATTCTTGCTCAACGTGGTAATCCTTCACATGATTTAGATCGTGGAGCAAATGAGATTGGATTGATTGATATTGTTGCAGTAAATTTATATCCTTTCGCAGAAACAGTTGCTAAACCAGATGTAACTCTTGCAGATGCAATTGAGAATATTGATATTGGTGGTCCTAGTATGGTGAGATCTGCAGCAAAGAATTATAAGGATGTTGCTGTAATGACTAACCCACATCAGTATGGGATTTATATGGATTCAATCAAAGGTAATATATCAATTAAACCTAAGACTTTAAGAGAACAATTTATGGTAGAAGCATTTAGACATACTGCTGAATATGATACTACTATTAATAGGTGGATGGAGAATAATGTATAAAGAAAACATTAAATCCATAATTAGTTATGACCGCATTAGTGGCGTAGTGTGGATTGGAAGTTAGAATCTGAAAACCTTAAACTAGAAAATATGATTATTGTTTACCAAGAACATATTGAAACACTAGAGAAAGAAAATGATAATCTCCGAAAGGAGATACATTTTTTGCAGCAACAATTAGAGTATAAAGCATTGGGAAATCCGATTGAGGAAGATGGCTGCAAGTAAAGGTGTAAATAATTGGAATAAAAATTGGAGAGGACTAGGAGAAATACAAACGGTTATAAAAACATCAGCATCTTATTATCAAAGTGATGTTGTTAGACCTATAGGTACTTTACGTAAAGATACTCCAGTAACTTATGTTGATAGTGAATCTGTCTCACATACTAGAGTTGCTATAAGACTTGGTGAAGAAATATATTATACTAATATTGATAATTTAGTTAAACCTAGATCGTTGGGTAATATAAATTTAAAACCACAATCTTTTGGATTGTCTGGTCAAAAATTTTCTATTATAAATTATATTTCTAAAGTTAGAGAGGTAATTATTTCTAGGCAGGATATTAAAGGTGAGTTGCAAGAATATTTGTTGGAGTTAGTTGATTTTGCCGTAGATGGTAATAAAGGTATTACTGGATATGATAATACACAACTCCCAATGCCATCTATAATTAAAGATTTTAGTGAGGTTATTGGTCCAATTTATTCTGTTAAAAGAGGTCTTACTAAATTTGGTCTTAATGTTAATAATTCTTCTGATATTCTTATACCATCTTCAAGTGCTGAACCTCTATTAGATTATTATGTTATTACAATGGAAAAACAAATAAAAATTTCTGGAAAATCTAAAGGAACTAGCAATACTCTTAAGATGAATGATTTGGTTCCACGTATACTTAATAATCAAAATCTTACAAATAAATATTCTTCTGATAGAGAGTTTATTATTATGAGTGAAATACATAATAATACAATGATACAAGGTCCAATTAAAGCTTGTGTTAGACTAGGTATTATAAATCAGATAGCAGCTAATTCTGCTAATACTTCTTCAGCATATATTCCATCGAAAGAATTATTTGAAGATCTTATAAGTACAGACGCTAGACTAAAAAATAAAGAAAATATAACAGTAAGAGAAATATCTTACTTATGTGAAAAAGAACTTGTAAATTATTCAAAGCAAACTTTAGTATCACAAAAATTTAAAAATATAGTTAATGATGTTTTGAATGATGAAATTTATTTTGTTAAGTTTAATATTATGAATAATATACCTTCATTTATTACAGAAGCAACTTCTGGAAATGTTTCTATAAACAACTTATTTTTTAGATCTAAAAATGGATATGAATCTAAATCGGATAAATTGGGA